TCAAGATCCTTCGGCTCCGGGTGCTTTTGTAGACGGAATCATGGAAGGAGTTGAATGGATTTGGGATAACGGTATCCTAAAAGCACAAGAAATTGAACAGTTCGAGACTGAGATCAAGAGAGCTCCATCTAACCGCTTAGCGGAAACACAGATGAAGATCTTTAAGGATTTCCTCTCTAAACTTTAACTCGTTAAGGAGTATATTAACATGTCAGATAATTTAAATCAAGACATTGACATGGATCTCCAGGATGAACTCGTTGAAGATTCAGTTGAAGTTTCAAGCGAGGAACTGGAAGAAGCAAAAGATCAAGCTGAAGTTCCAAAGGCAAACAAAGTAGTGCCTAAGGAAGTTGACGGTGCGAAAGCTGCTGCTGACGTTGCAGGCGACATTAAAAAGTCTGCTCCATCACAAGCAACTCCACCTAAGACAAAAGCTGGTATGATCAACGCTATGTCCATGAAAATGCACAAGATGAAGAAAGAAGAGCTTACTGCTGCATACAATGCTATGCACAAAGAAGGCTATGAAGCAGATGACGAAGCTATCGCTGAAGGTACTTTTGATGAAGATCTTAAAGCACTAGTTGATTCTGAAGCAACTCTTTCTGAAGGATTCAAGGATAAAGCTGAGATTATTTTTGAAGCAGCACTTAAGTCTAAGCTAGCTAGCGAAATTGATCGTCTAGAAGAGCAATACACTGAAGAGCTTGCTGAAGAAACTGATCGCATTCAGTCGGAACTTGTTGAAAAAGTAGATGGCTACCTGAACTACGTAGTAGAGCAGTGGATGGAAGATAACAAGCTTGCAATCGAGTCTGGTCTAAGATCAGAAATCGCTGAGAGCTTCATGCAGTCACTTCAAACTGTGTTCACAGAGCACTATATTGAAGTACCTGAGTCTAAGATCGATTTAGTAGATGAATTGTCAAACAAGATTGATGATCTTGAAGAGCAAGTATCTACACAAACTGACGCTAACATTGAGCTTTCTGAGTCAATCAAAGAGCTTAAGCGTGAGAAGATCGTTCGCGACGCAGCTGTAGGTCTTTCAGAAGCACAAGCTGAGAAGCTTAAGTCTTTAGCCGAAGATGTAGATTTCGAAGATGAAGATAAGTTTGCTGACAAAGTAGACACAATCAAGGAATCTTACTTCAAAGAAACACAACCTGAAATCGTAAGTGAAGAAGCTAACGTTGATGGATCTGGTGAAGAGCACGAAGATATCGTTCTTTCTCCTGCTATGCAACGCTATGTGGCAGCACTTAAGAAAAACTCATAATTCTATAGGGGAATTTAAAAATGTTTAATGCAGACGCAAAACTTATGGAGAAGTGGCAGCCAGTATTGGAAGCTACTGAAGCTCCTGAATTCAAGGACAACTATCGTAAGTCCGTTACTGCTGCTGTTCTAGAGAACACAGAAAAAGCACTTGCTGAAGAGCGTGCGCAGCAGAACTTCCAACTTAACGAAGATGCTCCTACTAACTCAACTGGCGGTGCCATTTCTAACTGGGATCCAATTCTGATCTCATTAGTACGTCGTGCTATGCCTAACTTAATCGCGTATGATATCGCTGGTGTTCAGCCTATGTCTGGTCCTACTGGTCTTATCTTCGCAATGAAGTCTAAGTACAACGATAACGCATCAAGAACTGCTGCTACTGAAGCATTGTTCAACGAAGCTGAAACTGACTACTCAAGCTCTTCATTCAACGGTACTACTGGTACTGCACAAGGTGGTGCTCACGGTGGTGATTCTTCTTCACTTCCTGGTGATGGTGCTGCTACTGACTCTAACAGCGACAACCTAGCTGACGACTTCGGTCTTGGTGGTGGTATGTCAACTGCTGATGCTGAAGCTCTTGGTGATGCATCTGGTAATGCTTTTGGTGAAATGTCTTTCACAATTGAAAAAGCAACTGTTACTGCTAAGTCACGTGCACTTAAAGCTGAGTACACAATGGAACTTGCTCAAGACCTTAAAGCTATCCACGGTTTGGATGCTGAGTCTGAGCTTGCTAACATCCTTTCTGCTGAGATCCTTGCTGAGATCAACAGAGAAGTTGTACGTACTATCAACTCACGTGCTAAGATTGGTGCACAACAAGGTGACATCAACTCTAAAGGTACTTTCGATCTTCAAAACGATGCTGATGGTCGTTGGTCTGTTGAGCGTTACAAAGGTCTTATCGTTCAAATCGAGCGTGAAGCGAATACTATCGCTAAAGAAACTCGTCGCGGTAAGGGTAACTTCATCCTATGTTCATCTGATGTAGCTTCTGCGTTGGTTGCTGCTGGTCTTCTTGACTACACTCCAGCTCTTTCTACTAACTTGAACGTAGATGATACTGGTAACACTTTTGCTGGTGTTCTTAACGGTCGTACTAAAGTTTACATCGATCCTTATGCATCACGTAACTACATTACTGTTGGTTACCGTGGTACTAATGCGTACGATGCAGGCTTATTCTACTGCCCATACGTACCATTAACTATGGTTCGTGCTGTTGGTGAGAACACTTTCCAACCTAAGATCGGCTTCAAGACTCGTTACGGCATGGTTGCTAACCCATTCGTTGGTTCAGCTCCTGGTAACGACATCGGTGCGGCTCGTTCGAACCAGTACTACAGAATCTTTGCTGTTAGCGATATCTTAGTATAATCGTAACACAGTAATAACTGTACTAAAGGGGGATCTTCGGATCCCCTTTTTTTATCCCTGCAACTTGTATAAATAAGAGTATAGGAGATAATTATGCCATATTCTAAAACAATTAATTTCAGTGATGAAGCAACTAATACTTCGGTTGATCAGTTGACCTATGTCAATCCGGCCGGTTTTAAGCTTCTTATTGATAAATTAAAATATCCAAATGCTCAGTATACTATTCAAACTGCGGCCTTGCCAGATATGACAATTGATGGTGCAGTATACAATACACCACAAAGAAACGTTTTCGAAGCACCAGACAAAGTAACTTATGGTGGATTTGAAGCTACGTTCCTTGTTGATGAATCACTGGTTAACTATACAGAGATCCATGATTGGATGCTTGGTATGGTTACACAAAAAGATGATGGTGTTCGTAAGATGCGTGATATGACATTGCAGATCCTATCATCACACAACAATGTTATCAAAGAGATTCAATTCGTTGATGCCTATCCAACATCATTGAGCTCTTTACCATTTGACACAACAATCACAGATATTCAGTACTTAGTTGCAAACGTTTCATTCAACTATAGCTATTTCAAAATCCTGTAAACTGTGATATAATATACACTGGATATATAGTGTATTAAGGATTATATTATGTTAGATATCGAAAAAATACTAGAAATGTGGAAGAAGGATTCAGAGATCGATGAGGTCAATCTGGATTCTGCTTCAAAAGATGCAGCTAAGTTGCATTCTAAATACCTTGACATTCTGTCAATCACCAAGCTCAAGCTGAAGAAGAAAGAAGCTGACTTCAATGTTCTATTGAAGGACAAATGGTTATACTATAACGGTAAACTATCACAAGCTGAAATCGACGCAAAGGGTTGGGAATACGATCCATTCAATGGTTTATCTAAACCTCTCAAAGGTGAAATGGATTTCTATTATGACTCTGATGATCATATCATTGCAGCGAAGGCTCACATTGATTATCTGAAGACAGTTATAGATACTCTAGAAGAAATAATGCAGAACATTAAGTGGAGACACCAGACGGTCAGAAATATGATCGAGTGGCGTAAGTTTACGTCTGGAGTATAATGGATATCATCAAGGTTAAAAAGAAGAATCACGCATTCTTACATGTTGATTGCGAACCATCAGTTGCAAATGAACTGTGTGACTTCTTTACGTTCTATGTCCCGGGTTATAAGTTCATGCCTGCATATCGTAATAAGATGTGGGATGGAAAGATCCGTTTGTATGATACTCGTAAGAAAGAGTTATATGCAGGACTATACAAATACCTTGAAGAATTTGCTGGCGTAGAAGGTCGTAATTATACTATTGAATTAGAGCATAACAACTTTTATGGAATGCCTAATACAAATACACCTATTGATATGTCTTACATTAATGATATGACATTGACAGTAAAAGGTGATAAGATCGAACCAAGAGATTATCAGCTTCAAGCTATTCACCATGGTTTATCACAAAAGAATGGTCTATTAGTATCGCCTACAGCATCTGGTAAATCACTAATCATCTATTCATTGTTAAGATACTTTCTACAGAATAGTGATAAGAAAGCAATTATCATTGTACCAACAACATCACTTGTTGAACAGATGTATTCTGACTTTGCTGATTATTCAGAGTTTGATGATACATTTGATGTGCAGAAAGAATGTCATAAGATCTATGCCGGCCGCGAAAAATTTACAAACCAACGTGTAGTCATTACAACATGGCAATCAATCTATAAGTTACCTGGTACATGGTTTAAAGATTATGGATTTGTGTGTGGTGATGAAGCTCACAACTTTAAAGCTAAATCATTGACTTCTATTCTAACTAAACTATGCGAAGCTGAATATAGATTTGGTACAACAGGTACTCTTGATGGTACACAAACACATAAGCTTGTATTAGAAGGTTTATTTGGTCCAGCATATTATGTGACCACAACTAAACAACTTATGGATAAAGGATCTCTTGCAGACCTAGACATTGATGTTATCCTTATGAAGTATGAAGATGAGATCTGTCGTGCCCTTGCAAAAGCTACATATCAAGAAGAGATAAATTATATTGTACAGTATGAACGTCGTAATAAGTTTATCACTAATTTAGCGTTGGATCAAGATGGTAATACACTTGTCTTGTTTCAATACGTAGAGAAACATGGAAAGCCATTATATAATATGATAAAGGATGCGGCACATAAACGCCGTAAGATCTTCTACGTATCAGGTGAGACTGGTACTGATGTAAGAGAAGATGTGAGAAGGATTACAGAGAATGAAAAGAATGCTATCATTGTTGCTAGCCTTGGCACTTTTAGTACAGGGGTTAATATTAGGAATCTTCACAACATTATATTTGCTAGTCCAAGTAAATCCCAAATCAAAATTCTACAATCTATCGGACGAGGTCTGCGTAAGTCAGATGACGGGCGAGCAACTAAGTTGTACGACCTCGCGGATGATCTACACTGGAAATCGAGAAAGAATTTCACTCTCAATCACGCGGCTGAAAGAATAAAGATCTACAGTAAAGAGAAGTTTAAGTTTAAAATACATGAAATAAAAATATGATAAATACTAGTATGACTGATAAAATCTACGATGATCTAGACATTAGACAGTTCAAGCTTACCTCTGGTGAGAATGTACTTGGATTGATTACTGGTGTCGACAAGGTTACTTCCATGA